TCCCTATTATAGAGAGAAAGATAGTTTATTTGGTAAAACACTGATTTATTCAGAGAAGAGCGGTTCGAATCCGCTCTCTTTCTTTTTATAGATATTAATGGGGGTAATGATTATGTTAGAACGCGAATTCCAATCAAGGCTAATTAAAAAATTAAAGCTGCTTTTTCCGGGATGCATTGTATTAAAGAACGACGCTAATTATATACAAGGATTCCCAGACTTAATCATACTTTACAAAAATAAATGGGCCGTTCTTGAATGCAAGAGATCTGAGTACTCAGGCCGTCGCCCGAATCAACAGTATTACGTCGAGCTTTTGGATAGTATGAGCTATGCAGCATTTATATTTCCTGAAAATGAAGCACAAATATTAAAGGAGCTTGATAATGAATTTCAACAAGCATTATAACCTGTTAGGCCGGCACGCATTTTTAGGTGCAAGTAAATATTCGTGGATAAATTATGATGATGACCATTTAGTACAGGCATATAATAATTATCTTGCAAAAGAACGTGGAACGCAGCTTCATGAATTTGCTGCGCAATGTATTAAGCTTCGACAGAAATTACCGCGGTCAAAGAAAACGCTTAACATGTATGTTAATGATTGCATAGGTTATAAGATGACGCCAGAACAAGTACTTTATTATTCCGATAATTGTTTCGGCACAGCAGATGCTATCAGTTTTAGAAATAATGAACTAATGATATTTGACCTTAAGTCTGGTATTGTTCCTGCACATATGGAACAATTAAGGATTTACGCAGCGCTCTTTTGTCTTGAATATGGCGTAAAACCAGGTGATATTAATATGGAACTTAGGATTTATCAGTCTGAAGATATTTTAGTTGATAAACCCGGAGTTGATACAATATTACCGATTATGGATAGAATAAAGGCATTTGACAAAATAATAAATCAATTAAAGGTCGAATAGAAATTCGCGAAAAATACATTCCCTATTATAGAGAGAAAGATAGTTTATTTGGTAAAACACTGATTTATTCAGAGAAGAGCGGTTCGAATCCGCTCTCTTTCTTTTTTTATGGGATACTTTCTCTTTGATTTTGATTTTTATTTTTAGAAATGGAGGAAAAATATGTTTGATGCAAGCAAGTACACAGGTCTTTTATATAAGACTAACGCCATGAAATTTATCGAAGTATTCGGATATGTTCAGATAAATGACGATTGGTGGGATGCAATATATCTTGGTGACAGAAATATGCTGAGCAAAACAAATAAAGAAAAGTTTACAGAAGTTTTTGGAATTATGAAAGTTTCTGATATGACCGATGATTGGGCCAATTTACCATATGGCATGAAAAGGCCGGAGCTCACAAATAACAGCACCGAATTTAGTCAGTATGCAACTGTTTCGTTCAGAATCGAAAGGTATGATGCTGAAACTAACAGATATTTGCTTACAACGGCTGAAGAAGGTATGGTCGGTGGATATCATTTTTGGGTAAAAGGCGAAGATATTGTAGGTGTTTCAAATGGAGGACACGCAGTCGTAATAATCGGATGGGGCTGTAAGGACTAAGAAATATTATTAAGCATAATAAGAATCAAGGAGAAATGTATCCATGAATGTGTTTGAGGGGTTTGGGAAACTCGAAGAGCATGGTGAATATATTATGCATTACGGAATGCCGAGACGCAGTGGAAGATACCCGTGGGGGTCCGGCGAAAAAGCATATCAGCATGGCAGCGGTGATTTCCTTGCAAGAGTAGAGGAACTAAAAAAACAGGGACTTTCAGGCACAGAACTTGCCATGGCAATGGGAATGAAAACCCAGGACTTTAGAGCACAGTATTCGATAGCTTCTAACGAAAGAAAAAACTATAATATCGCAACTGCAAAATCGCTGTATGCGCATGGTGCTGGCCCAACTGAAATCGGCAAAAAAATGGGTGTGCCTGAGTCAACTGTAAGAGGATGGCTTAATAGTGATAGTGCTGATAGCTCAAATGGAAATAAAAGCCTTAATACTGCTAAGTTTCTTGAGGAACAAATTAAGGAAAAAGGCATGATTGATATTGGAGCCGGTGTAGAAAGAGAATTAAATATATCAAAAACAAGGATGGATCAGGCAAGAGCTATTCTTGAAGCTGACGGATATAAAATTTACAAATATCGCCAGCCTAATTTAACTAATCCAGGTGTCGGTACTACTGTTTGGGTTGCAGCAAATCCAAAGACTAAATATAAGGATGTATATGATGCTTCTAAAACCGGAGGAATTAAGGCTATTAAAGAATATGATTCTGACGATGGTGGATTAACATTTAAAAAAGCACAGCCGCCTGCAAGCATAAGCTCTGAACGAATAAAAATAAAATATGCAGAAGATGGCGGAATTGACGGGGACGGAACGATAGAAATACGGCCTGGGGTTAAAGATTTAAGTCTAGGTGCCAGTAGATATGCTCAGGTGAGAATAGCGGTAGATAATACACATTACCTAAAAGGCATGGCAATATACGGTGACCCGAAGAATTTTCCCAAGGGTGTCGATATCATCTTTAATACAAATAAGCATAAGGGAACTGACAAAATGGATGTTCTCAAAGAAATGAAAAAAGACTCTGACGGAAATATTATAAAAGATAACCCGTTCGGAGTCCTTATAAAAGCCAAAGGTGGCCAGAGCACATACATTGATTCTGACGGAAAAGAAAAGTTATCGGCAATAAATAAGCTTAGGGAAGAAGGCGATTGGTCTGATTATAAGAGAAAGCTGCCGGCACAGTTTTTATCCAAGCAAAATTTACCATTGATTAAAAATCAGCTCAAGCTTGATGTTGATGACAAAGATGCTGAACTTAAAGAAATAGACAGCATTACGAATCCTACAATAAAGAAATATTATCTTAACAAATTTGCAGAAAGCTGCGACAAGGCATCATATGAATTAAAAGCAGCAGCTCTTCCAAGACAGGCATATCAGGTTCTCATTCCGGTTAAAACATTAAAGGACAACGAAATATATGCTCCGAATTATGAAGATGGAGAAAAGGTTGCGCTTGTGCGATTTCCGCATGGGGGCACTTTTGAGATACCCATTCTTACAGTAAATAATAAACATCCGGACGGGAAGAAAATACTTGGAGAAAATCCTAAAGATGCAGTAGGAATAAATAAAAACGTTGCCGATAGATTATCCGGTGCTGATTATGATGGAGATACAGCCCTTGTAATACCAACGGGAAAAAATAGAATCACAAATATAGTTTCAACTTCGCAGCTTAAAGGTCTTGAAGGTTTCGATCCAAAAGACAGTTACGGAACTGATAAGAAAGAAATAAACGGTAAGACCGTCTATGTTAATCCAAAGACCGGCAAAGAAATAAAGGTTATGAATAATACGCAGAAGGAAATGGGGGTTATTTCTAACCTGATTACGGATATGACAATCAAGGGTGCCGGAGAGGACGAAATAGCACGAGCCGTAAGGCATTCAATGGTTGTTATTGATGCAGAAAAACATAAGCTTGATTATAAAAAATCAGAAGTTGATAACAATATTAAGGCGCTAAAGAAAGAATGGCAAGGACACTATAATGCAGATGGTTCGTATCATGAAGGCGCATCTACATTAATATCAAGGGCTAAGAGGGATACACAGGTAGCAAAGCGAGAGGGCTCGCCAACAATAAATAAAGAGACAGGCGAACTTGAATACAAAATTGCCACCGGAAAAAAAGCAGGATATATAGATACTAAGACCGGAAAATATAAGGCAAGATATGATACCAGTCATGAAATGCTTGATGCAAAAAATGCGCATGAACTTTCTTCGGGAACCGCTGTTGAAAGCACATATGCCGATTATGCTAATCGTATGAAATCGTATGCTAACAGCGCTCGTAAAATGATGATTTCAACAGGTAATCTTAAATACAGTCCAAGTGCTAAAAACGTTTATGCTGCAGAAGTTAAATCGCTGGATGAAAAAATAAACAAGGCACTTTTGAATGCTCCTAGAGAACGACAGGCCCAAATCATTGCCGCATCAAGAATAAATGCGTTGTTAGCAGGAAATCCTGAGCTAAAAAATGATAAGAGCTCATTAAAAAAATATAAGCAGCAAGCATTAAATGATGCGCGTGCATCGGTAGGCGCAGGGTCAAAAAATAGAAAAATAGAAATAACGGACAAAGAATGGGATGCGATACAGGCCGGAGCCATTACAGAAAATAAATTGATGACAATCTTAAACAACTCAGACCCTGACTTGCTTAGGGAAAAGGCATTGCCAAAGGCAGGTAAGGCGCTTAGCCAAGGCAAGATCAACAGAATCAAGGCATACGCAAACAGCGGCTATACCATTGCGCAGATTGCATCTTCACTTGGTGTATCAACCACGACAGTTCGTAAGTACATGTGATGCAAGAGAGGTGACCAGACGTTGACAGAGTACAGACTTACAACAGTTGACAATCCGTATGATGTGTTTGAAGACTTTGCGAATTGGTTCAACTTTGATGAGCAGATGGGCTATCATACATGTTCGCTACTGGCTAGGGTCGCATTCACTTCTGATACGCTCAGTGATGAAGAGAACGCATTGTTTATAGAGCACGCGATAGACGAAATAATCGATTATGACCCTAATCTTATCTACAGAAAGGTTTCACGAAGTGCAAAAGCGTGATTATAGACCATTTTTTCATCATATTTGCCGCATATTTACGAATATTTGACCATTATTTCATATCTATACACGGGGGGGGAGGGCTAAAAACTCATCCCCCACCCTGCAT